AGGTGAAACGTTTGAACGTTCTCTATATGCGATTCTGACTCCATATATTCTAGCACTAGAAGGTTAATAGAAAATGGCAGTACCATTAAATACATTTAAATCATCGTTTGCAACACTGAATGCGGGACCGTTCGCCGCAGACAGTGACGAGGTTTATCGTTGTCCGAACGGAATCACAGCGATTGTTCTTATGGCGCAATGCGCTAATGTTGGATCGACTACTGAAACAGTAACGTTAAAACATAAGAATATTATAACTGGCGAAGAAATAGAACTTATCAAAGACTTGAGGGTGTTACCTTCTGATGCGGTAGGTTTGATTACGGGTAAGCTGATTGTTGAACAGAACAATCGTATAGTTGCAGAAGCATCTACTGGCGGCACGTTAAAACTATCGCTAAGTTACCTAGAATCATTAAACGGGTAAGGATGATTAAAGATGGCAATATCTTCAGTATCGGATCAGTCACTATCAGGTAAGGTCGCAACGGTACCTAACAATGAGTTAGATTCCGATCGCTATGAGTTTCTACAGTTAGCGCAAGCAGAACCTAATCCGGGTAGCCCTGATTATGATAATGCTCCATTCACATCATTGAAAGATGGAACACGTTCGCTTGGCGGTGAGATTGCTGTTGAAGGTATTGAGTTCAGACCTGAATCACTCGACTCTGCAAGAGACTCTGACTATTATGTTTTAGTAGCATCGGGTGACCCGTTCTCTGCTGATTCAAGTACATTTGTAAAACTACGAAGACTGGGTGAAGGTGCTTTTGAAGCACAAGAAACATTAGACACAGTTACTACTCGTGGTAATATTACAATCAACGACATCACTGTTGGTGCACTCTTTGCAGATAGCGCAACATTTACTAGTGATGTTGTTGTGGGTGGTAACCTAATAGTTAATGGTACAACAACCACTATTAACTCAACAGAGTTATTGATTGACGATAAAACTATTACAGTAGCAAGTGGAGCAACAACTCCAGCAGAAGCAGATAGTTCGGGTATCATTATTGATGGTACTGACGGAGCATCAATGCTTTATCGTGGTGCTACTGATACTTTTGATTTCAATCGTGGTGTTATTCTTGACTCTACACTCGAAGTAACAAATAATGCTACATTTAATGGCAAAGTTACTCTTAATGATGTAGATCCAGGTGTATCAACAACAGCATTATTCTTAGACGAAACGACTGGTCAGATTATCACTACAACTATCATTTCTGATGGTGGTGAAGGTAGTACTACGATTGTTGTCGTACCTGCTACAGATAGTGAATATTATCCTACTTTAGTTCGTAGTGTGTCAGGCGAAGATAGTGTGCACGTTGATGCCGCATTATCATATAACAATGTATTAAATCGTCTTACAACTGGCAATCTAAGAATCGATGAGATTGCTTTAAATGAGACACAAGAACTTGTACTTGTTGTTGATAGTAGTCGTGATGTAGCATTTAGAAACATAAACACATTCGGATTTCTTGATTCAGAACAAGATACCCTTGCAACTGTTACAGCACGTGGTGATTCTACCAGTGTTGCAATCACTGTAGGTGCATTAACTGCACAAGATAGTGTAGTTGCTGGTGGTGACATGAAGTTCGGTGGCGGTCTATATGATATTGTAGACAGAAGATTAATCATTTATGATTCTGCAGGCGAAGTCCTGTGGGGTGCATAAATAGTAGTATTTACGGAGTAAACAATGGCATCACCTACTACAAGACAAGAGTTGATTGATTTTTGCCTTCGACGTTTGGGAGAACCTGTTATCGAGATTAATGTCGATACAGACCAAATCGAAGACAAAGTTGATGATGCTATTCAAAAATATCAAGAGTTTCATAGTGATGCGACTCATCGTACATATCTGAAATATCAGATTACTGCTGATGATGTCGCAAACAAATATGTTCCTATATCATCAAATGTATTATACGTATCGAAAGTATTTCCGGTATCGTCTACATTTGGTTCGAGTGGTAATCTATTCGATTTAAGATATCAAATGTTTTTGAATAATATGGGTGACTTCATAAACTTTGCGGGTGACTTGTCATATCTCTATCAGATGGAACAATATCTGAGTATGATTGATATGCAGTTACATGGTCAACCTCAAGTATCATTTTCACGTCGAATGAATCGTTTATATATTTACGGTGACTTCAATGACGGTGATTTGAAAGAGGGTGATTGGATTGTAGCAGAAATATATCAGACTATTGATCCTGATGTCCATACTAGTATTTACAATGATATGTTTATCAAAGATTATACGACTGCACTGATTAAACAACAGTGGGGTACAAACTTAATGAAGTTTGAAGGTATGCAACTTCCAGGTGGCGTTATAATGAATGGGCGTCAAATATTCGATGATGCGATGACGGACATTGAACGTTTAGAAGAAAAACTTCGAAGTGAACAAGAACTTCCCGTAGACTTTTTTGTAGGTTAAGATGGCTGTTAATAAGTATTTTACGCAGGGCACACAAAATGAGCAACGACTGTATCAAGATTTAATCATTGAATCATTGAAAGTTTACGGTCAGGATGTTTATTACATCCCTCGTGAAATCGTGAATCGTGATAACATCTTTGGTGATGATAATACATCTCGATTTGATAATGCTTATCGTGTTGAAATGTACATCGAAAATACAGAAGGCTTCGATGGCGAAGGCGACTTGTTCTCTAAGTTTGGCATCGAGATACGTGATGCCGCCACCTTTATTGTTGCTCGTCGTAGATGGCAACAGACTGTTGGTCAATACGAAAACACTATTGACGAACAGTTTTATCGTCCAAGAGAGGGTGACTTAATCTACTTGACACTATCAAATACTATGTTTGAGATTACACGTGTCGAGACAGAAAGCCCATTCTATCAGTTAAAAGATTTACCTGTATTCAAAATGCGTTGCGAAATGTTCGAATACAACGATGAAGACTTTGATACTGGTGTGGCTACTATTGATGGTGTTGAGACTATTCATGCTTATCAAAATGTACTTGTATTCAATCAAGCAGATATTACAGGCACATTTGAGATTGATGAAGCGATTAGACAAACTAATAGCACATACACAATGAATGGTGAAATCACCAGCATTGATGCTTCAGATCCTGACAACTATAAAGTATATGTTACACATAGTGGTGCGAGTGATGGTGAGTATCATACTTGGACTACAACGAATCCTATTGTAGGTGTATCGTCAGGAGCAACTGGTACGCCATCGTCAACTGATGATGAAGACTTGCAAGAAGGTGCTCAAAACGATTTCTTTGATACAGAAGCAGATGACTTCTTAGACTTCTCAGAATCGAATCCATTTGGAGATCCTCAATAATGTTTGGCAATCATTTCTATCATCAAAGTTTTAGAAAAGCAGTAGCAGTATTCGGATCATTGTTTAACGACATAAGTGTGATTCGCAAGAACTCATCTGGTGGTGTAATCAGTCAACAGAAAGTGCCATTATCATATGCACCGAAAAGAGACTTTCTTGAGCGTATTGACAATATGCGTAACGGTGAGATGGGTGAAAGACAGATAGCACTTAAGTTACCTAGAATGTCATTCGAGATTGTGGCAATGAACTACGATCCTTCTAGACAACTACCTAAACTGAATAAATGTGTTAAAGTAGGTGAAGATACAACAAAAGGTGATAAGATTTATACACCTGTTCCTTACAATGTAAGTTTTCAGTTAAATGTATATGCAAAGTCACAAGACGATGCTTTACAGATTGTTGAACAGATTTTACCTTACTTTACACCAAACTATACTGTAACAGTTAATCCATTAGATGACTACGACGTAAAACAAGACACACCTATTTCACTTACGGGTGTTTCATTTCAAGATGATTACGAAGGCTTATTAGAAGCAAGACGTTCAATCATTTATACGTTAGACTTTGATATGAAGATAAGTCTATACAAAGATATATCGTCGGGCAGTTCAATCATCAATACTACACGTGTTGACATTTTTGATTACATTGATAACGACTTATTATATTCGTCGATTACAGATAACGAAAATGTTGTTGTAGGAACTGAAGGTTCGCTTGTTCGTGAAGATGCGGGTACGATTACTAACTCTGCATTTCAGATTACAAATACAATCAAAACTGTTACATCATTTAGTATATTACGACAACCAGACCATGGGACTGCAACTGCAACATTAACAGAAGCAACAGTCTCAGGAACTGGTCGTAAGAATGCTTTAGGCACCTGGACGTTCACACCAGCAAAAGATTGGTGGGGCGATGACACATTTACGATTAGTGTTAACTACGAAGATGGTTCATCTATTCCTGTTATTATCAATGTATCTGTTCTTCTTGGAGAGAAAGACGCATTCGGTGGCAGTGTAGGACCAACACTTTCAGGTCAAGCCATAACTGTTGATGTAACGACATTTGATTCATTTGAATCATCGACAGTTAACTATGCGATTGCCGCAGGTGGTTCGCCATCTAACGGTACACTTGATATTATAAGTAACGGTGTATTCAGATATACACCAGACGTAAACTTTGTTGGTGTAGATACGTTCGTGTATCGTGGTACACCATCTGGCGGTGTTTCAGAAACTGGAACTGTGTCAATAACCGTCGCAACTTCTGGACCGAGCGATGCAACAGTATTAGTTACTGAAAATAGCATCAACATAATCGGTGCTGAAGACGGCAATCAGTTAGAAATATAGAGGACTAAAATGGCTACGGTAAAAATATCAGAACTACCAATACTAAGTCTCGCTCCTAGTGATTCAGATATTCTTGTAGTTGTTGACGCAAGTGACAGTTCAACAAAGCAAGTTACAGTTGGTGTACTTAGGGCAAGTATCGACAGTGTGCTGAATGCTTCAACTGCTAACTTTGCGTTAGGAGCAGACTCAGCAGGATTTGCGGCTCAAGCATTGTTCGCACAAACAGCATTTAAGGCTGATAGTGCAACATTTGCAAATAGAGCATTTTTCGCAGATAGCGCAACACATTCATTAACATCTGATTTAGCAACACGAGCGTTGGCAGTTGATAGCGCAACATTTGCATTAGGTGCAGATAGCGCATATTCATCACAAACATCATTACGAGCAGATTCAGCAATCAATGCCACTAATGCTATTGTGGCACAACGTGCGTTTTTTGCTAATGCTGTTGATAGTGCAACAAGAGCAACGACTGCTATTTCAGCAGAATATGCACAACGAGCAGATAGTGCAACAAACGCAACTTTAGCAAACACAGCCTTATATGCTGGTGTTGCAGGTTCAGTATTAAGTGGTGCGCTTGACAGTGTACAGTTCGCTCAAAATGCTGACAGTGCTAACTTTGCTACAACAGCAGGTTCAGCAATACGAGCAGATAGCGCATATCATGCTTTAGTGGCTGACTTAGCAACTGCCGCAGATTCAGCAATCAATGCAACATTTGCAATCGAAGCACAAAGAGCACTAACAGCAATATCAGTTCAAGAAGCAATACGAGCAAGTTTTGCTGATAGTTGTGATAGAGCAAGTTTTGCAGATAGTGCAGGTATTGCGGCAACAGCATTAACAGCAACTACGGCTACTACAGCAACCAATGCATTAACTGCTGACTCAGCAACTACTGCGGCATTTGCGATACTAGCAAACACTGCAACAATAACAAATCGAGCAGATAGCGCAGATAGAGCAACATTAGCAGTACGTGCTTTAAATGCAGATAATGCTGACAATGCAACTACAGCACTTTCGGCAAGTACAGCATCATTTGCTAACGAATCAATCATAGCAAGATTCGCTGATAGTTGTGATAGAGCAAGTTTTGCCGATAGCGCAGGTATTGCGTCCACAGCATTAACAGCATTAACAGCAAGTTTTGCGGATAGTGCGACAAATGCAGATTCGGCAACCAATGCAACATTTGCATTAATAGCAACAAATGCAGAATCTCTTGTAGGTTTAACTGCTGATGTTAGCGCACTAAACTTTGTTGATATCGACCAATCATTGAATGCTAAGTTTGATTCGGTTGCGCTTGCACGTAACGTATACAATCTTGACACCTTTTTAGATTGGCCAGTCGATTCAGATGCGGGCGAAACGCTAGTTGGAACATATGACTCAGCATTAGATTATCTTGCTAAGTATCATGTTAGAACTGATGAACTTAGCGCAGGGCTTGTCACATACGGTGCTGATAGTGCTGTATGGGGTGCACAATATCCATTACATGTTGATTCAGCATTAGATACTTTAGCAAATGGTATGTTTGGTGGGCAGACATCATATACTGCTGATAGCGCAGGTCTTTGGTCCGCACCAGCACCTACAACTGTAGAATCAGCCATTGATAGATTAGCACTTCTTGTTAAAACATTAAATGGTGGCGTTGGTGCATAACCATTATAAATATTAGTAATAGATTTTGAGGAAATAAACAATGGCAATACCTGGCGTTAAGGTTTCGGAACTAAGAACATTAACACAAGCGGCTGATGATGACTTTCTAGTTATCAATGACACTAGTGTAACAACCACTAAAAAGATTACTGTGGCTAACTTTTTGGGTAGTACTACTACTCAGAACGTTACCGATTCTGCTGATGGCGGAATCGTTGTCAGTAATCTAACTGTGACTGGTTCTGCTAGTATTGCTAGTTTAGCCGCTTCACCACAGTACGAAAATGGTACAGCGGCTTCTCCATCGATTACATTTGTAAATGACCAGACTTCTGGTCTTTACTACATTGGTGGTGCTAACAACGAAATAGGTGTTACTGCTGATGGTGCGCTTGTATCTAAGTTTAGTGATTTAGGCAATAACATTATCTTCACAGATGACAACAATACGATTCAAGGTGTTAGAGCACAGAATCAACTTAAGTTTGTTGGTGAAGGTGCAACTGAAACATTCTGTAGTTTTGTATCAACAAACACAGGTAGTGAAGTTGTTGAAGGTAGTGTTGTAACTACAAGTGGTGCAGGTACTGCATACAATGTAACTTCAGATTATCGTGTAAAAGAAAATATTGTTGAGTTAGAAAACGCACTAGATAGAGTATCTCAGTTACACCCCATACGTTACAATCGTATTGGTAGTTCAACTGTAATCGACGGATTCCTTGCACATGAAGTTGCTGAAGTAGTACCAGAAGCAGTAACAGGTGCAAAAGATGAAGTTGATGAAAATGGTATGCCACTCCTACAAGGATTGGATCAAACAAAAGTAATACCTATACTTGTTGCGGCTATTCAAGAACTGAAGCAACGTATTGAAGATTTAGAAGGACGATAAAATGCCCGGAGTTAAAATAACAGATTTAGACAATCTAGTTGATATAGCCGATGAAGATGTGATACTTATCGTCGATGTTGACGAAGATGTAACAAATAAAATAACAATACAAGACCTATTTAAGGATGTTGCTCAGGCAGAAGTCGCAGAACTTGCATCAAAAGTTCTGATTGATTCAGCAGTTGATTCGGGTGATTACTATCTGTTATTAGGGCAAGAAGTCGGCACATACGATTCAGTTCAAGCAGATACAGAGTTATTGTATAACTCGATTACACAGACTCTTACCGCAGGTAACTTTAAAGGTGATGGTTCACAGTTAATCGCAGTTAAGGCAGACTCAGCGGCAGTTGCTACTACAGCACTTGAAGCATTA